GACAAAAGATAAACGATAGATTAAGGGGTAATACCAACTTTGTTAACGCAAATGGTAAAACTCTTGGGTCTGAACTTATATCTAATAATACTTGGAATAATACTACTGGATGGTTTAAATACCCACCAGCAGCACCAATTTCAGTTACTGCTGTAAACAATACTTTAAAAACACTTACAGGTGGATTTAACACAAAAGCAAATGCTTGTACGACTATAAGTGTTCAACAAGACAAATCTTACTTTTGTGAATATTCATATAATTCATCTTATCAAACAAGTGTAAATATTGGGACTAGCGAATTAGGTTCAGAGATATATGAAGGTGAATTAAAGTCAGTAGGCACAGGAACTGTTACTTTTACTTTTACAGCTACATCGACTGCAACGTATTATTTTAATTTTACAAATCATAGCACAGCACAAGATTCATTTGGAATACTTACAGCAATATCTGTAAAAGAGATAACAAGTGCGAAAGTATTTCCTGTAATTATACCACAAGGAATCGGCTACCCTGTAACGACTTACGAGATAGCCAATGTAGATAATTTTATAACAAAGAGTAGTTCTTTAGAGTCGTGTGATGTGTCTTTACGCATCGCTTGTTTCGCAGATGACTACAATACAACATACAACCAATCTAAGGCAATAGTAGAGGCTTTAGATTATTATTCGGTAACATATACCGAAGGTGGTGTTTCTTATATAGCAAAGTTTAGGTTTGTAAGCCTAGATGATGATTACTATAAGTTACCCGAAAAATTCTACAAAAACTTAATTTTCAATTGTTTAATAACTAAAAACTAAAATAAAATGGCAATTTTAAACGCAACAGATGTTGTTATTTCTATACACGACACAGCAGGTACAGCACACGGTTCGGTAGTAGACAAACTTTTATTTGCTACTTCGGCTTCTTTATCAGTTTCGAGAGATTTAAGAGATTCTACCACAAAATCAAGTGATGGATGGTCTGAATCATTAGCAGGTCTTAAGTCTTGGGAAATGTCGGGAGATGGATTCGTGGAATTTACGAATACAGATTCAAACACTAAGAACATAAAAGAGTTGTTCGCTCAAATGGTAGCATCAGACGCTGCAGTAGAAGTAAAGTTCTCGGATGGTACTACTTACTATGTTGGTAGTGCTTTTATAACTTCTTTAAGTGTAGATGCAGGTGTAGAAGAAAACGCAACTTACTCAATTTCACTTACAGGAAACGGAGCATTAACTCAAGGATAGTATTAACTTTTAAATCCATTATATTATGGCAATTCAAAACGCATCGGATTTATTAGTCTACAAAATAACTACCCCTGCTCAAGCTCAGGTTACTAGGATTAAGGTTAAAAGCTCTACTCCGCTTAATGATTTTACATCGGGTGATTATCTTATCCTAAACAATATAACGGATGACGATGGTGATATTACTGATGGTAATACAGAAGGAATAACAGGAGCTAATACGGGAACTAATGTGTTATCTGTAATAGCTGCGAAACTAGCAACTTTCGACTATACAGCCACTGCTGTAGGTACAGATGGAGTTTGGAAATATAGAGACTTCACCAATGGAGCAAACGGACCAGTACCAACCCTAGAGGTAGTCGATGGTACAGCTGAATTTAAAGTAGGTGCAGTCGTAATAGACGTACTTACATCGGGGCAGTCTGAGGTATATCAGCCAATCGCTTATAGTACATCCGCATCTCTTAGTATGAGTACTGATTTACGGGATATTACTACTAAAGACTCTCCCGGATGGCAAGAGAACGCAAAAGGTTTAAGCTCTTTTGAGATGTCTACAGACGCTTTATGGGATGTAAACAACGCAGTAGGAGTCGAATCGGCTATAAACGATTTAGACGAGGGTGCTGCGGTAGATGTTAAGTTTTCTGATAGAGTAAGGAACTTAGTTGACAATGAGGCTGTGTCTGGTGAAGGGTGGTATGTTTCAACTAATTTAGACCAAACAAAACACCTAGAAGACCCGTTTGGGCAATATACAGCAACTAAATACAAGGTAAACACTAATTCTGGCTCAATAAATGTTTATCAAGTAACGCCTATAGTATTAGTTGAGGGTAAAATACCAACTTATTCTATATATATAAAAGGCTCAGGCTCTTGTACTGCCGCTTGGATTGGTGTGTACCAATTGTCAGGTAGTACTACCCAAGCAACCAACCCTGTAGCTATGAAACTCTCAGGAGCAGGAAGCGTAGGGGTACAATCGGGCAACCTTTTCCCAATAACGGGGTTAAGCACTTCGGAGTGGACTAGGGTACAAGTATCTCAAACTCTACCTATATCAGGTGCAGACCTCAAAAGAATACAACTTAATATTTATCCGGGTGGAACTGTTGGAACGCAGACAACAGCAGACGAAATAATAATAGCCTCTTGTCAACTCGAAATAGGCACAACCGCAACGGATTATCAAAATCCGACTGAGGTAAATTGCTATCAAGGAAAAGCACTTGTAAATAGTGTTTCTGTAGATGCGGGAACTGAAGAGAACGCAACTTATTCTGCATCGTTTACGGGTACTTCAGAGCTGTTTGTAAATGGGTTAGGTCCTGAACTGTTATCTAACACTTATCTTGATGGGGTAGAATCGGGAACAACTACAAGAGTTATAGATGGTTGGACAATAGCGAGAGCTGCAGCTAACTGCTTATCCAACTTTGAAAATCCCGGAGGGCATTTGGAGTGGAGCAATACAGCAGAAACAGACTTAAAAACATCGGGAATTACATTAGTTGCAGACAAAGAATATGAATTAACCTACACGGTGAGTGCTTTATCGAATGCAAATACAAGACTTAAGATTACTTTAAGTTCCCCCGATTACGAACTCCCTCTTACAGTAGCAACGCACACAGTTAGGCTTAAAATGGGCGGACCATTAGTGACCTCTCTTCGGCTGCAGTCAGTTGGAGCATCAGGTTCTGTAACATTTAGCCACATATCCCTAAAAGAAGTATTCTCTTAAACACTAATAATTTTAAAAAAAAAAGGAAAAAGAAATGAAAAAAGTAGAATTAGGTGGTCAAGAAAGACCGATTAGATTTAGCTACCTAGCTTTAAAAGACATTTGTAATAAGTGTAACTTAAAGTTAAGCGAAATGAATCAGTTAGGAACAGAGATAGACCACGTAGGTATTATCGCATATTTTGGGCTAAAGTATGGTGCTAAGAAAATTGGTGACCCTTTTAAGTACAAGGTAAGCGATATAGAAGAATGGCTTGACAACGAGGAGTTTTCTAAGATTAACGAGATATTCGAGGCTTTCCAACTAGACCAACCTCAGAGCGAGGGAAAGTAATTGAGGGGGAGGAAGTTGATGAAGAATCGGGTGAAATTAATTGGGATAAACTTGAACAGATAGGATTAGGTAGAATGGGGTTGAGTTGTGATGAACTTTATGACTTAACCCCACGAACCTTTAACAACCAAATCCTCGGCTTTAACCAATATCAAGAACGCTTAACTCAAGATAGGTGGGAGCAAACTAGGATGATAATACACTCTTGTCTAGCCCCACACTCAAAAAAGGCACTAAAGCCTACTGAGATTCTTCCCTTCCCTTGGGATGATAAAAACAAGGCTAAGAGGGATTCTAAAAAGGAACAACCCTCAAAAGAACACATACAGTCCGTGCTTAAAAGATACGATAATAATTAGATAAATAAAGTAAGATAATGGGTGGATTAAAGACTATTTCGATAATTGTTGCTGCCAACATTAAAGGCTTAGAGTCAGGTCTTGGCAAAGCAAATAAATCACTATCTAAGTTCGCATCAGGGGCAGCAAGGATGGGTTCTTTGATGTCTTTTGGTGTCACAGCCCCATTAACAGCTTTAGGTAAATCAGCATTCGATACATTCGCTAAGTTTGAGGATGGTATTGCTAGGGTTCAGGCTGTAACAGGTGCTACAGGAAGGGAGATTAAGATGCTTGAAAAAGAGGCTAAACGATTGGGAACTACAACCCGATATACAGCCCTCCAATTTGCAGATTTACAATTAGTCTTAGGTCGTAAAGGGTTTAATCCTGCCCAAATAATAAATATGACTTCTGCTGTTGCAGATTTAGCTTTAGCTACAGGTGAAGATTTATCACTTGCAGCAGAAACAGTGTCTACTTCAATTAATGCTTTTGGCTTAGAATCTACTGAGGCAGCAAGAGTAGCTAATACACTTGCATCGGCAGCAGCCAATTCATCCATACAACTTAGTACATTCGCAACTGCATTCGGTCACGCAGGGGCATCAGCACACGCTGTAGGAGTAGATTTAGAGGAACTATCAGCAATGATGGGTGTCTTAATGGATAACGGTATTAAGGCTTCTAAAGCAGGTACAGGACTTCGTAAGATATTTATGAAGTTAAATAAAGATGGTACAGACTTTACTAAGGTATTAGATTTAGCTACTCAGGGCGAATTGGGTCTTGAAAAAGCTATGAAGTTAGCAGGTGTAACTTCTGCTAACCAATTACTTATACTTGCTAAAAACAAAGATAAAGTAGCTGAGTTAACAGAGGAATACAGGACTAATACAGGGGCTTTAGCTAAGATGACCGACTTAATGGATAAGACCACTAAGCAAAAAGTAGCTATAATGAATAGTGCCATCGAATCTATGAAGATTGAGATTGGTGCTATGTTAGCAGAGGCTTTAATGCCAATGATTATAAAAATAACTGAGTTGGCAGGTGCTTTCCAAGACTTAGACCCCCGTACCAAAGAAATGATATTGGAAATAGCAGGTATCGCTGCTGTTGTTGGTCCACTTTTGCTTACTTTAGCGTTATTCGCCACAGCTATAGGTGCTGTCGGAACAGGGTTTACTGTTTTAGCAGGACTAATACCATTTTCTATAGCAGGAATGAGTGCTTTCGGTATTTTATTAGGGGAAATGGTTGTTGCAGGATGGGCTGCAGGAGGGGCTTTAGGGGCTGTGTCAGCAGCTTTAAAGGTTTTAACCGTAGCTATTGCATCAAATCCATTAGGTGCTATTGCTATAGCTTTAGTTGCTATTGGTACTGCTGTATATGCTTTTAGTAAAGATACCGATGCGGCTACAGAGAGTTTAGAAGATTTCGACCCACCTGCTAAAACAGCAGCAGAAAGGTTAAAAGAAATAAATAAACAATTAAAGAATTTCGGTAAAAGTAGCATTGACTTAACTAAGGAAGAATTAGAATCAACGATAGGTAGTCTAACAACCGAACTTGAAGGATTAGAAAAAGAATTATCTACAATAATAAGAAATGATGATTTTAACACATTAGTAGGTGGTGTAAAAGAAACAGGTCTAGCTCATAGTGACTTTGCTATTGAAATAGCTAAAGTTGAGTCTAAGATAAAGAAACTCCAACCTACATTAAGTGGTTACGAATCTGCTTTGGCTAAGATTAACACACCTTTAGAAGATACTACCGAAAACTTAAAAAACGGTAAGACTGAGGCTCAGTTATATATGGATATGCTGCAAGGTCTTTCTGATACACCTGTAGAGCCTGTAGGAGAATTAAAAGGTGGTAGAATGGAAATGCCTACAGCCGACCCTAAAATATTGAGTGGGTTTAGTTTAGGGCTAGACAACCTATCTTGGAAAATAACATCTTTAGCCGAAGAATACGGTGCAGCTTTCTCAATGATGGGAGATATTTCATCTCAGTTTATGGCTAACAGACAGATAGAGAATGAGAATTGGTACGCAAACGAAAAGAAATTAATTGATAATTCCCTAAAATCTGAGGAAGAAAAGGAAGAAGATATACTAGCCCTTAACAATAAAATGGCTGAGAAAACAGCAACTTTAAAAAAGAAACAAGCTAAAGCAGATAAGAGGGCAGCGATGTTTAACGCAGCAATCAACACAGCAGTAGCAGTAACTCAGGTAGTAGCAAATCCAATCTTAGCAGCTATTGTTGCAGCTTTAGGGGCTGTTCAAATAGCAGCCATAGCATCACAACCAATACCTGCCTTTGCCGATGGTGGTGAGCCACCTTTGGGTCAGGTAAGTTTAGTTGGTGAGCGAGGACCTGAATTGTTTGTACCTAAGTCACGAGGCACAATCATACCTAATCACGCTTTAGGTGGATTCGGTGGTGGTCAAAACGTAAGCGTACAAGTTTATGGTACGTTGGATGCAGAGGGCATTCAAATAGCAACCGTACAAGGTAATGAGATAGCAAAACAAAAGGGCAATCCTGTATTACAACAGGCTTAAAAATAAAGGAAAATGGGGTTAAGATTTCGTTCAGAGTTTAAAACATTACAAGACACCTACTATAAAGTAGAAGTACACGATGCCGAAACAGAAACTTATGGTAGCGATTTGTTCGTCAACCCTAATTTTAATGGTGTGGCTAACGGTACTCAGGCTGTTAATCCCCTTGCTATAGGTGATTTACACGAGGGTGGTGTAGTCTTTCACATTGATAATGCAAATAATAAGGTTTACATTTGCGCTCTGAGAGATACACAAATCCTAGCTCCATCCACGACAGAATTTGAGTGGGGTTGTAGTGGTACAAATGTAAGTGCCGATGGTACAGCAATAGGTACAGGTCAAGCTAATACAACAGCTATTTTAGCAGGGTGCGCCTCAACACCTACAGCAGCAACATCAACACAATGGACTGATAACGGTTATTCAGATTGGTTTTTACCTTCAATAGATGAATTAGAAGAAGTTTATTCTAATTTAACAGCTTTAGAGGCAGCATCAGGTTTTGATGATATGTTGCACGTTGGTTATTGGTCATCTACTCAGGGTGAATTTGACCCTGAGACATCGGCTTATAATATAGACTTTCTTGATGGTACAAAATCAACAGATGGGAAAAGTGGTACACTTAAAGTAAGAGCAATTAGAGTAACAGAAAAACCATTTGGACCGTTTGCAACCTATGGAACACCTACTACTGCTACAATAGGAGTAAGCACCCAAAGCCAATCAGCAAATCAATATACTTACTTAACTCTAGTAACAAATTCATCTAATGAAGGTGTTAGGTTTGATTTTAACGCAACAGCCACTAAAACTTATGAGTTAGAACTTAGTGCGTTTAGTGATGCAGGAAGTATATATGTTCAAGGGGTTACAAGTGCTACTGCTTATGCTAGTCAGAACAATTTAGAGGGTGAAAACAGAATATCTATAGAAGCCACATCAACAGAGGTAATAAGTGTATATTTTAGAGCGAACAATAATTCCGTAAGTGGTGGTACAACCTACTATAAAAATATTAGGGTTAGAGAGGTTTTAACTCCTGTTATTGATTTTACGCTAAGAGGAAACGATGGGTTCAAACTATCTTATACAGGGGGTGAAACGACTTACGATTTAATCAAACCATCCACTGTAAATTTCACTATGAATGTGGACAATGAATCAACAGCAAGTTTAGCTTCTGATATTGCTAGTAGTGAGCCTGAAAGATTTGGTGTTAGGATTTACAGGGCTGATTTTTATAATCTTTCTATACCTGATAAAACCGCAATGTATGAACTTATGTGGTTTGGTTATATTAATAAAAGAGTTATGTCTATACAAGACTTACCCTTTCCTTATGACTTAAATATAGCTGCTGTAGATGGTATATTAGATTTAAAGAAAAAAGACTACAAGGATGATGATGGTCATAACTTCTTTGGCAAAAAGTCAATATTAGGTATTTTAAGTCAGATAGTTACAAAACTAGATGTACAAGATGTTTGTAATCCTGAATACGACCAAGCCATACTTACAAGAGTAAATTGGTTTGAAGATAGTATGACAAGTGAATTTATAGACCCTTGTAATGAGGCTTGGCTTTTTGTTGACCAATTTACCACCCTAAATAAAGATAACAAGGTACAGTTTTCATCATACTACGATGTATTGAATGCTATTTGTAGGTTATTCCAATGTAGGTTCTTACTGACTGATGGAAGATTGTCTTTTGTACAATTCAATAGCCTTAGTGAAAATAGCATCAAAACTTTCCTTTACACCACATTAGGTAGTTCGTCAGGTTCTTTTCCTGCACCAACGGGTTCAGGTGGTGGATTTACAACTATTATTAACGGTGTTTGGGGTGAAGTACCGCTGTATTCTGTAAATTTAGATAGTACTAATGCTAAGATGGGATTCTTTAGTAGAACTAAAACTTTTGGAAAAAAAATAACTAACGTAAAGATACCTTTTAACGCTGCAACAGATTTTGGAAACGTATTACCTTCAAATAATATTTTCCCTGATTGGGGGTCTGTAGGTGGCGGTTTTGGCGGTCCGGGGGTTGTACATATAGGGCAAGACTTGTTAGGTGGATGGGAAGATGGTGATAATATTAGCTTTGAATTTACAATTAAATTTAACCTCTTATCATTAGCACAATACGGTATTACAAAAGACACACCCGACCCGTACAATGATATGAATGCAAAGTTATACTTACCTATATGGTTAAAAGCAGAAGCTGTTGATGGTGAAACTGATAAATTTTGGCAGCCACAAGACGATTCGGGTAATGCTATTGCTTTAAGCCCATCAAACCCAACATCAATAGAAGGTGATTGGGTAGAGGATGGGGCAGAGGAAGTTGATTCTGCAGTTATAATTAAATCAGACTCTATATTTATAAGTAATGCAGCAGGTGCAGGGACAAATGTTCAGGACACTATAGAGGTTACTTTTACAACAACACTAGCAAACGACCACGACTTTGAAGGGTTGTACTTGTATTGTGATGGGATAAGCCCTTGGAAACCTTGCGTTAGTGGTTCGTGTAGTGGTTCAAGTGGCGGTGTAAATGCCTTTTGGGGATTAGAAACACAGATTGGGGCAAGTGTAGGAGATGTCTATCAAACAGAGGATTGGGAAGGTTATCACACTTCCATTACTTGTAATGAGATAAGTTTAAAAGTATTTTCAAACGGCGAACCCTACCTTAATACTACAACACAAAGTTATGTTGGTGCGTTTGTTGATGACAATCAAAATAACCCACAAGCATTAGAAATAAATGATATTATGTGGGGTGACAGTGCAGATGGTGACCCTGTTCTACCAATCAAGTCTATTAACATAGGTACAGCAGTAGATGACACTACTCAATCAAGCAGTTGGCAAAAGGATTTTACAGGCACAAGTGGTACAGTACACAGGTTTATTTCAGATGAAATATTAAATAATAATTATTTATCAGCAGAAGTTCTACAGGCTAAAATATTATACCCAACAAATTATCTAGCTCAAGCGTACAGAGTAAGACCTGACAGGGGATTTCAACGGTATTCTACAGATACCGATGGTGTCAGTAGATTTGAAGAATACGCTTTTCTATCTTTAGCTTTTAACCCAAATAAAGGTGAGTGGGCTTTTAAGGGTAGAATGATTGGTCTTACACCTCCGACTGTAGTTTCAAGCGTAGTAACAGACCAGTCAGGTACTATAACATCTTCAGTATCACCAACAATAACAGGTGCTATGACTCAGGCTGCTAATAACCAATTAGTAGTAACCACAGCAGCAATTTCACCATCAGCAGGTCCTATAACATCTATATCTTGTACACCGTTACCTTATAATTTAGTTAGTGGTACGGTGATTCAAATGCAATCATCTGATTTATCAGCTAGTTGGTTTACAGTAACTCTAAACGGTGACCACGCAGAGAACGCAACAACGCTAACTATTATATCTTTTACACCTACACACCCTTTTAATATTGATACACCTTTAATGGTAACATCAGGCTCTTTAATGGTAGCAGCAGGAGCAGCAGCAGGGAACGACCAAGAAGTGCAATACAATGATAATGGCGAACTTAAAGGTTCAGCATACTTTAAATTTGATGATTCTGCTCAAAAATTATATTGTACTGAATTTTATGGGAAACATACAGGTTACGCAGACACCCAATTGGTTTCCGTTTCAGACCAACAAATAGCGACCACAGCCTTTGTACACGATGTTATAGCTGATGAATTACCTGCAGGTAATTCCGAGGAAGTTCAATTCAACTATATGGGTGCGTTGACTACGGATTCAACTTTCAAATACGACCCTGTAGATAATGTCCTTAAGGCAGGTACTTTAATAGCCTCAAATATTGGGGGTGGGGTTTTTGAGGATATGATGGGGTACTACGCTAAGTATCTAACACCACAAGACTTTCTAGGTTCTACAAATGGGGTTTATCAGGGTAGATTACCTGATGCAGGTCAATATGTAAACTTTCAAAACATAAACTACGAATATATGGCTACATTCCAAATACCCGAAGGATTCAAAATGACGGGAATTAAAATACACGGGTCGAATAATATTACTTTTACTGTGGAAGTGTCTAGCTATTCTTCAGCAAATGGGGGGAGTTATGGAACAGGCTATGTAAATACACAATTAAATTTATTAAGCCAGATTTCCCACGTACAAGGTAATTACGTTACCATAGTTTTAAACCCTACACACTCCACGGATAAGATTTACGGAGCAAAAATAAACTTAAGACCACTATAAAATAATGTAATTACAATGGATAAGAACTCAACAGAAGTAGCTGTAGCACAGATAGCAGCAATCTCAATAAGTATGTCAGATGTTGAAGGGTGGTTGCAAATGGCGTCACTAATACTAGCTGTATCATTTGGTATTTACAAGTGGTACAAAGAGATACAAAAAATAAAAAATAGTAAAGGGATGGAAAAGTAGGTTTTAGCTACCTTTTCCCCTATTTTTTCATTACCTTTACTACATTATTAACAACTAAAATTTATATTATGGGTCAAGTTATAGACTTCTTATTAGCTAATGGTGCTGAATTGCTTATTGCAATTTTAG